GGTGATATTATCCGCAAGACCTTCTATGATGGTGGTATTGAGGAAATCATCAGCACCCGTCGTCTGGTTCATATCATCCGTGCCTATAGCATCTTCCAAGATAAGGCAAAGGCAATCCAAGTGTGTGTGAATCGTTTTGATGACGAAACCAAGCAAGCATTCCTTGAACTCTATGATAAGGTTGATGCTGATTTCCAGATGCCTGTTCAAAACGAACTTAACGTTGACGAAAAGCAAGCAAACTGATAGAATATGAGGAGGTAAAAAGTGCCTCCTCTTTTTATGACTGAATCAACTTTTACTATTACTATGAGTGAAACAACAAATCATCTTTGGAAATATAACGAAGATAAAATTCTAAAAGATATTCAAGACTATGTGACTAGCACCTATGGAAGTCACTATTGTGGACATCAGCAAGAATATCAAAATGTCCAGACTATTGATTTGATGGCAGCAAAAGAACTTGCATCTGCTTTCTGTCAAGCAAACATCATTAAATATGGTTCTCGTTATGGTGATAAGGATGGTCGTAGCAAACGTGATTTGATGAAGGTCATTCACTATGCTATGCTACTTCTTCATTTTGATGGGCATTACAATCGTCAAGAAAATGGTCTCTCTGAATTTCGTTGAATATTATGAAACTATCTGATAAAACTCTTTCGGTTCTGAAAAACTTCTCTGGTATTAACCAGTCTATTCTTTTTAAGGAAGGAAATAAACTTCGCACAATCAGTGTGATGAAGAACATCCTTGCGGAAGCAACGATTACTGAAGAGTTCCCTCTTGACTTTGGCATCTATGACCTGAACCAGTTTCTGAATGGTCTTGGTCTTCATAAATCACCTGAACTGGATTTTGGTAATGACGGTTATGTTGTTATTCGTGAAGGTAAAATGCGGTCTAAGTATTTCTTTGCTGACCCGAGTGTAATTGTTACTCCTCCTGATAAAGCAATTAATCTTCCCAGTGAGGATGTTTGTTTTGAACTCTCTACAGAGCAAATGGATAAACTTCTGAAAGCAGCAGCAGTTTATCAACTTCCCGACATTTCTGCTGTTGGTGAAGCAGGTGTTGTGAAACTGGTTGTCCGCGACAAAAAGAACGACACTTCCAATGATTTCTCTATCGTTGTTGGTGAGACTGATAGTGAGTTTGTATTTAACTTCAAGGTAGAGAACATCAAAATTCTGCCTGGCACTTATGAGGTGGTTGTGTCACAAAAACTTTTGTCACGATTCCAATCTAAGAATCACGATCTCTGCTATTATATTGCTCTGGAACCGGACAGTACCTTTGGGTGAACATCTGTAAACATTCTTTTTTATAAATAGTTATGTAGTTAGAACGATTACAGATGTATTGTTTGGAATGTAACTCTTCTCTTAAAAAAAGGCAAAAAAAGTTTTGCTCTTGTAAATGTATGAATGTTTATAATGCTCGTATATTTAAAGAGCAACATAAAGAAGATAATCCAGAAAAGTGGAGAGTTTGTGATATTTGTAATGAAGAAAAAAACATATGGCAGTTTTCTTTGTTAGATAAAACAAGAAAAACTTCAATAGAAAGAAAGACCACTTGTAAAAATTGTTCTGCTTCTATTAAAGAAAAGGAAAGAAGAGACAAAAGTTGGAAAACTGATGCAGTAAATATTCTTTACACCAACATAAAAAGCAGAGCAAAAAAAAGAGGTATTGAATTTACAATAAAAAAAGATGATATAGTTATTCCTGATATTTGTCCTGTTCTTGGCATATCCTTGGAAAGAGAATCGAGAGATAGATGGAGAACAGGACCAAGTGTTGATAGGATAGACAATACAAAAGGGTATATTCCTGGAAATATTACAGTAGTATCAAGAAGAGCAAATGTCTTAAAAAAAGATGCTACTATTGATGAATTGAAACTTCTTTCTGAATATTATGAACGTTTTCGTGACACACAAATTTCCTGCAGAGAGTGCAATTGTACTTCCGGACAAATTAGTGGTGAAAATGCCTCTTGAATCTTGCCAAATGCTCTCTATCGTGGCATCTAAGTGGTATCATAATTACGGACCACTTCATAAAAAAGATGGAAATCCTTATGCAACTGCCAAAGGTGCCTTCCGTAATCATCCCTGCACCAAATGGGCAGCAGAAAACATCCATAATGCCTATTGGTTAATCAAGCACGGAATGAACCTCTGTGATGAATTCCAACTCCGTTATGGAAAACCTCACTCGTGTTATAATACTCTTTTGGAAGCATACTATCTTTTCCCCAAAGGTAAGATTACAGAAGTAACTCCATTTGCCCGTGCGATGCCCGATGAGTATAAACTTGACACAAGCATTGACACTTTTACTGCTTACAAGATGTATATCGCATCCAAACCTTGGGTTGCATCTAATTATCTTCGTATGCCGCAACGAAAACCTGAATGGGTATGAAATACGAAAAAGGTGACTATTTCCTTGACAAAGATATGCATAAGTTGTATATTTTTGATGGGAATGAATGGTTGGAAATTGTCCCTGCCTTCAAAATTGTTCGTACCTGTAAATTAAAAAAACTGAATGGGTATGAGAGCACTAAGGGTTGAGGTAAAAACAACAGTAAATATTCTCGTTGATGATGATGAAGATTACTGGGAAATAAAACAGAATGCGTTAAACGCAGTTCACGACAAAATCCACTTTTTTGAAAAAGATTCTTTTTATATAAATTATGACAAGTGAATTTCTTTTTGTGGAGAAGTATCGTCCTCAAGTGATTGAGGATTGTATTCTCCCCGATGATACTAAAAAAACTTTTAAGGAGTTTGTAGAGAAAGGTGAGATTCCAAATCTCCTTCTTGCTGGACCTCCTGGTATTGGTAAAACTACAATCGCAAAAGCATTATGTAACGAATTGGGAGCAGACTTTTATGTCATCAACGGATCCGACGAAGGACGTTTCCTGGATACTGTACGGAACCAGGCAAAGAACTTTGCTTCGACCGTCTCACTTACGGGATCTTCTAAACACAAAGTCATCATCATTGACGAAGCTGATAACACAGGAAACGACGTTCAACTCTTACTACGGGCAAATATTGAGGCATTTTATAGCAACTGCCGATTCATCTTCACCTGTAACTATAAAAACAAAATTATTGAACCTCTTCACTCCCGATGTGCGGTCATCGACTTCACAATCAAAGGAAAGCAACGAGTTCAACTTGCAGGAAGTTTCTTCCAACGTCTCCAAACAATCCTTGATTCGGAAAGGATTGAGTACGATCAAAAAGTCCTTGCTGAATTGGTGTCGAAGCACTTTCCCGATTTCAGGCGTGTTCTCAACGAGTGTCAGAGGTACTCTACTGGAGGAAAAATCGACTCTGGCATTCTTGCATCTTTCTCAGACATCTCTGTAAATGAACTCGTCAAGAACCTTAAAGAAAAGAACTTCACAGAAGTTCGAAAGTGGGTGGTCTCCAACTTGGACAACGATTCTACTAGTCTACTTCGCAGGGTGTATGACGCCTGTTATGATTGCCTTCTACCCCAATCTATCCCCGCTGCCGTTCTTGTTATTGCTAAGTATCAATACCAAAGTGCGTTCGTGGCTGACCAGGAAATTAATCTCCTAGCAGCACTGACTGAAATTATGGTTGAATGTGAGTTTAATTGATATGGAATTGTCTGATTGGTTGAAGTCAATTAATGAAACAAAGGAAAACTTAACTGAAGAAACTCCAGAAGTAATAAAAGAATATCCTCCATATATCATCAATAAATCTTTATCTGGATGTATTGATTGTATTATGTTTGTTAATGAAATGAATATGCATCATCATTTAAGTAAGGATATGCAATATTCGTTTTATCTAAATAGTCTAAGGAAACGGAAGAGATTTTCTCCCTGGCTCCGTAAGGATAAAATCGCAGACTTAGAATGTGTTAAAAGTTATTATGGTTATAGTAATGAAAAAGCATCTCAAGCACTGAAAATCCTGACAAAAGAACAAATTAACTTTATTAAACAACGACTTGAAACTGGAGGATCAAAATGACTACTACGGTAGAACCTACTGTTGAATGGTCTCAAGGCCAAATGGTAGAAGTAATTCTTAATGAACCTGATGACTTTTTGAAAGTTCGTGAAACTTTGACACGTATCGGAGTTGCATCAAGAAAGGAGAAAAAACTATATCAATCTTGCCATATTCTTCATAAGCAAGGTAGATATTTTATCGTTCATTTTAAGGAACTGTTTGCTCTTGATGGCAAACACGCAAATCTTACTGTGAATGATGTTCAACGTCGCAATCGTATCGCAAGACTTCTTGCTGACTGGGGACTAATTACTGTTGTAAAACCAGATTCCGTTGCTGATATTGCTCCCTTGAATCAAATCAAAGTTCTTTCTTATAAGGACAAGGGTGATTGGATTCTTGAACAAAAATATAATATTGGCAAAAAGGGAAAGGGAGTAGAAACCGAATAAATAAGTATGAGACCTCTCGTGCGGTCTCTACGAAAGTCGGAACACCCTAAAAAGAGGTTCGGTTTTGCCGATACCTCTTTTTTTCGTATCTTATATAATTAATAATGGATGCCGAAAGGGTCCACAAAACACAAACTCGCTTTTAAAGGAGCTACCATAATGACTAACCTTACAAGGTATACTGCTGCGGATCTTTCTGCGTTGATGGATAAGATCACACGGAATAGTATTGGACTTGATGAATACTTTGATCGTATCTTCAGTCTTCACGAAACGACTTCTAACTATCCCCCATATAATCTGGTTCAAGTTAGCAATGTAGAGTCCCGACTAGAACTTGCACTTGCTGGATTTAAGAAAGGTGAAGTTTATGTCTATACTCAAGACGGTAAACTCTTTATCGAAGGTCAAAAAGAAGATAAAGAGACAGAAACTAGGTATGTCCACAAAGGTTTGGCTCAACGGAGTTTTACACGTTCCTGGACACTCTCTGACGACACGGAAGTTAGATCAGTTGATTTTGAGGATGGTCTTTTGACAGTGACTCTTGGTAGGATTGTTCCAGATCATCATAAGAGGAAAGATTACCTCTAAATAAAAATAAAAAATGAAATCTTTCGAAGAGTTCAAAACAATTGCATATAAAAATGCAATTCCTCACACTGTTTATTCTGGAGGAAAATCAAAACAAATTCCAAAAGGAAAAGCAGTCCCAGTAAGAAGTCGTTCAAGTGCTGGTGGTAATGGAGATGGTGGAGATGGTGGAGAATAAATATAACTGAATATCGTCGGCGCAGAGGAGCACCTGGCAAAATCCAGGTTGACTCCTCCTTTTTTTATTGCTAGAATTATTAAAGATAGGGGAAAAAAATGTCAATAAAACTGATTTTGTTAAAAACTGGAGAAAACATTATTTCTGAAATTAAAGAAGGGTATTTTGAAGAAAAACTTATTTGTTATATTTTAGAAAAACCTTGCACAGTTACAATTAATGGGTCATATAAAATTCTTGATGATGATGAAGAAGAAGAGGATAAAGTAAGCATTTCCCTTCGACTTTGGCCATCCCTGACAGACCAAACCACAATTGAATTGTCTCCAGATTCAATTGTTACTGTAGTAGAACCAGTTGAAAACCTTAAAAAAATGTATGAAACTCAAGTATTAGGTATTAAAGAAAATGAAATTAATCAAAATATTAGTATTAATGAACAACCAAATTCTGATAAGTCAGATTGAAGAAGTTGGTGCAGATATTGGAGAACCAGACTGTAAATTGGTTAAACCCTTTGTAATAACTAAAGATAAAACATTAGAGCCATTTCTAATGGGTTATACTAAACAGGACACATTTATGATGAGTTCGGATAAGATTCTCACTCTTTCCGATCCAACTCCTACCCTTTTCGAAAAATATGAGGATTTGATTAAAGAATGAATTTTTACACTAATGTTCAATTGATTGGAAATCAGTTTTTAGTTCGTGGAGTACAAAATGGTAAAAGATTTGAGACAAGAGATGAGTTCTTCCCAACTCTTTATGTGAAGACTAAAAAAGATTCTAAGTATAGAACATTGAGTGGAGAAGCAGTTGAACCAGTAAATCCTGGAACTGTTCGTGACTGTCGTGAGTTTTATAGTAAATATGAAAGTGTAGATGGGTTTGAGATTTATGGAAACGACCGTTATATCTACCAATACATTTCAGAAAAGTATCCAGAGGATGAAATCAAGTTTGATATTAGTAAAATTAAACTTGTGACTCTGGATATTGAGGTTGCCTCTGAGGGAGGATTCCCTGATGTAGAATCTGCTTCGGAGGAAATTCTTTCTATTACAATTCAGGATTATACAACGAAGAAGATTATTACTTGGGGAGTTAAACCTTTCAAGCATAATCGTAAAGACCTGACCTATCATCATTGTCCTTCTGAGTATGAACTTCTCAATCATTTTATTAACTATTGGATGATTGATGTTCCTGATGTGATTACTGGATGGAACATTCAGATGTATGACGTTCCCTATATCTGCAAGAGACTTAATCGGGTTCTTGGAGAGAAACTAATGAAGCGTTTCTCAAACTGGGGACTTGTGACTGAGGGTGAAGTATTCATCAATGGACGCAAGCACACCACATTTGATGTGGGTGGTTTGACCCAACTTGACTATCTAGACCTTTATAAGAAGTTCACTTATAAAGTTCAGGAATCTTATCGTCTTGATTATATTGCTGAAGTAGAACTTGGACAGAAAAAACTTGACCACTCTGAGTTTGATACCTTCAAGGATTTCTATACTAAGGGTTGGCAGAAATTTATTGAGTACAACATTATTGACGTAGAACTTGTTGACCGTCTGGAAGACAAGATGAAACTGATTGAACTTGCTCTGACGATGGCATATGACGCAAAAGTAAATTATGCTGATGTGTTCTATCAAGTTCGTATGTGGGATAATATCATCTACACATATCTCAAGAAAAAGAACATTGTAATTCCCCCAAAGAATAAGACAAAGAAAGATGAGAAGTATGAAGGTGCTTATGTAAAGGAACCTATTCCTGGTATGTATGATTGGGTGGTGAGTTTTGACTTGAACTCTCTATATCCACACCTTATTATGCAATACAACATCTCACCAGAAACTCTTCTGGATGAACGTCATCCTACAGTGAATGTGGATAAGATCCTCAATCAAGAACTGACATTTGAGATGTATAAGGATTATGCGGTGTGTGCCAATGGTGCAATGTTCCGCAAGGATGTTCGTGGATTTCTTCCTGAGTTGATGGAGAAGATCTACAATGAACGTGTGATCTTTAAGAAGAAAATGCTTGCGGCAGAACAGGAGTATGAGAAGACTAAGAATAAGGAGTTAGTGAAAGAGATTGCAAGGTGCAATAACATTCAGATGGCACGTAAGATTCAACTTAACTCTGCTTATGGTGCGATTGGAAACCAGTATTTCCGTTACTATAAACTGGCAAATGCTGAGGCAATTACTCTTTCGGGTAAGGTTTCAATTCAGTGGATTATGAACAAGATGAATTCTTATGTAAATAAAATTCTTAAAACGGAAGGAGAAGATTATGTTATTGCTTCTGATACTGATTCCATCTATCTCAATATGGGTCCTTTGGTTGAAACTATATTCAAAGGAAGAAAGAAAACTACTCAAGACGTTGTTTCGTTCCTTGATAAGATCTGTCAAGTGGAACTTGAAAAATATATTGAAAGTTCTTACCAAGAGTTGGCGAATTATGTGAATGCTTACGATCAGAAGATGATTATGAAGCGTGAGTGTATTGCTGAACGTGGTATTTGGACTGCAAAAAAACGATATATTCTAAGTGTTTGGGATAGTGAAGGTGTTCGATATGAATCAGCCAAACTGAAAATCAAGGGTATTGAAGCAATCAAATCTTCTACTCCAGCACCTTGTCGTAAGATGCTGAAAGATGCTTTTAATATTCTGATGAGTAAAACGGAAGATGATATGATTAAATTTATTGATGATTTTCGTAATAAATTTAAAAAATTATCACCAGAGGAAATTGCATTCCCTCGTTCCGCATCAGATGTTCAAAAATATACTTCATCATCTCAAATTTATGTAAAAGGTACTCCAATTCATGTTCGTGGAGCACTTCTTTTTAATTACTATGTCAAAAAAAATAAATTGACAAATAAATATTCTCTTATTCAAAATGGAGAAAAGATTAAATTTGTTTATCTAAAAAAACCAAATATTATTCACGAAAACGTAATTTCATTTATTCAAGAGTTTCCTAAGGAACTCAATCTTGACAAATACATAGATTATGAACTACAATTTGAGAAAGCATTTCTAGAACCACTTCGTGTTATTCTTGATATTATTGGGTGGAATGTAGAAAAGACAGCAAACCTTGAATCATTTTTTGCGTAATGGACTTTTTAAAAGATATTGTAAAAGAAATTGGTGATGATTACACCAAACTTGCATCAGATATTGATGAGACTGAGACTTATGTTGACACAGGTTCGTATATTTTTAACGCACTGGTTTCAGGTAGTATTTTTGGCGGTGTCTCTGGGAATAAGATTACTGCTATTGCTGGAGAGTCTTCTACTGGAAAGACTTTCTTCAGCCTCGCCGTGGTTAAGAATTTCCTCAATAATCATCCCGATGGTTATTGTCTCTACTTTGATACTGAAGCTGCCATTACCAAGTCTCTCCTGGAAAGTCGCGGCATCGACACATCAAGGCTTGTCGTGGTTAATGTTGTCACCGTAGAAGAGTTTCGTACCAAAGCACTTAAAGCAGTTGATCTTTATATGAAGAAACCTGAAGGAGAACGTAGTCCTTGTATGTTCGTTCTTGATTCTTTGGGAATGCTCTCTACAAGCAAAGAGATTACTGACGCACTAAATGAAAAGGAAGTTAGGGATATGACTAAATCCCAACTTATCAAAGGTGC